ATATCTTCTATTTCTTGGTGCCAGATTGGGAAGTGTACTGTCGCGGATCCACCTCGTATGCCATTTTGCGTACAGCATCGGACAGTCGCTTCAAACTTCTTGAGAAAAGGTACAACACCTGTGTGTTGTACTTCTCCGCCTCTGATTTTACTGTTGATGCCACGGATTCGACCTGCATTGATACCAATTCCTGCTCTTTGTGCAACATAGCGACCAATTGCCATATCAGAGCTGAAGATGCTATCAAGGGTGTCATCAACATCAACAAGAACGCAACTTGCAAATTGGCGAAGTGGGGTTCTAACACCTGCCATGATTGGCGTAGGAATGTTGATTTTGTGCTTGCTGATTGCGTCGTAGTATCGTTTGACATAAGATAGGCGGGTTTCTTTTGGATACTCTGCAAAAATTGTCATAGCAATTAGCATGTACATGAACTGAGGAGTTTCAAATACTTTGCCTGTGCTACGATCTTGAACCAGATATTTATCTACAACTTGACGAAGACCAGCATAAGTAAACAGAAAGTCACGATCATGATCAATATAACGATCGAGTTCACAAAATTCAGCCATGTTATATTTTTTAATAATGTCTCCATCATAAATTCCATTATCAACTCCAGCAAATACTTGCTTGGATAGATTTGGAAGATCTTGCATCTTACCATAAATTGACTTTCTCACAGCAAACAAAAGAAGTCTAGCTGCAACAAATTGGTAGTTTGGATTATCAAGATCAATAAGATCACTAGCAGAACGAATCAAAATTTCTTGAATTTCTGCAGTAGTGATGCCATCATAAAATTGAATACCAGATTGCATCTCCACTTGAGATGCCGAAACTCCTGCAAGACCTTTGCAAGATTCTTCTACCATAATATGAAGTTTTTCTAAATTCAAAGGCTCTAATGCCCCGTTTCTTTTAACTACTTTAGTTCCGTTACTCATACTTTTTTCCATTGGTACAATTTGATTTTTGCTTCCAAACCCCCATAAATGTTGCATTGAATTACCTTGTTAACATCTAAATTTGATAGCACCATGTCATTAACATCTTTTTGTTTGATTGTCTCGGGCCATATTACAACCAATTCACCCGAATCAATCATTTTTTCATAACGCTTAACTATTTCATAATTTCTAGGTTCATTATCAAAAACAAAAACACGGTCAGGATAGATGTCTTTATCAAGAGTAACATCAGCCCCACACATTGCTAATGAATTGTCAATGAACATAGAATCAAATGGGCCTTCTGTTATGAAAATTCTTTTGTTGTGCTTTACTCGATCTAGTCCAAATAATTTCGGATACCGTTTATCAAAGATACTCGTAAGATATCTAAGTTTTGAATTGGGTTCCAACGATCTTGCTTGATATCCAAATAATTTTTTTTGCTTGGACAGTAATGGGATAATGATTCTGGACTCTGTATTAGAATTAAGTATGCCAGCCCAATCATTGAAATTCTCCACAAAGTATAATTGAGAAAAAAATTCCTCTGGTATCTTTCGTTTAAGTAGATATTCTCTGGCTGGGTGTGTTGTATTTAGTTTTGATATAGAAGGTAGATCAAAAAGTGGTTTGGAAAAATTAGGTTTTTCAAATTTAAACTCTGGATCTGGAGTAACAGTTGCCTTACCAGTTAAGCCTTCTTTATATCTTTCTAACAAATATTCTTTGTAAATCGTTTCATCTAGATCTTTCAAAAAATATGTAAATGTTCTAGATGTCCCACAGTTATGACACTTAAAATTATGATCTGATTTAAACTTGTAGATATATCCTCTGGCTTTATTTTTATTTCTACTAGAATCTCCACAATAAGGACAACGAAAATTATATAAACCGTTCTTCTTTTTTGAAAATTTACTTAAACGTGGAGAAATTAAGTTTATGTATTTGGCATCAATAAAGCTCATTACCTAGTTTGAGTTTGCTGGATTCCTCCATTATAAGGCATCGGAAAGGTCTTGTCAACAAATGGAACCACAATTCCTAAAAGAACGACAGCGACAGCAACAACGCCTCCAACTTGCCATCTGAATTTTGAAAGCTCATCTATTTTGGATTCTATCTTTTCAAACTTTTCTTCTATTTCCCTATGCTCTTTATGATTATCTTCTTTTATCTCATCAATCATTTTGATAAGAAGTTCATCAGTCTTTATACTTTGCTCAATTCTCTCATCATGTTTTGCAAGAATTGTAGCGATACGTGAATTCCCCTCAGAGATCTTATCGACCGCCGCTTCTAACTTTGCTAACATTTCGCGGGATAAGTCTTCATAAATGCCGAGTTTAGATTCAAGAACCGCTAGTTTTGATTCTTGGGAAAACATTTTACTTAGGATCCTTCCTCATCCAAGGTGTGCGTGATTTTTTGCCCAAATACAAATATCTATTCCGTACTGGTGGCTGATCTCCTGCCTCCGCAGTTCCAGCAATTTTACCAGCACCTAAGCTCATCGTAGGAGCTTCTTCATTTAATTCTCTGATGATATTTATTATTCTATCTATTTTATTCATAGATTTAGTAATTGTTGTAAACATGCATCATCTAAATTAATATCATGTAAAGATGATTTTGGATACTCTGGAAATCTTTGTAAGAATACCATAAAAGTTTTTAAGATTGACCAAAGATCTCGATCAATTTTATAAAACAATAATGGAGTCGCAGCTTCTCCAAAAATATTATAAAGTATCAGAAAATGATTGATGAGTAAATGAGTTTTCAATTCTCCACCATTTTTATATTTTCTAAGTAGTCTTTTGACATACTTAAATTTTTTCATGTCCTCAAGAAAATCCTCTTGAGTTACTGCTTGTGGGTTTTCATAATGTTTAATTGCAAACATCATGTAATTATTTTCATTCAACTCATCAAACCTCATATCATGCTCTGATTCTTAATGTAGTTGTTCCGATACCTACTGAAGCTGAAGATCCATTTCCACCAACGTTCTTAATCACACCATCAAGAGTGGTACGAATGCCAACGTTATTTAAGTCAGTTCCTGTTCCAACAATTCCTCTAGTTGTATTGATTGATAAGAAACTACCAATTCCAGAAAGTGCTGTAGGGGCAGTAAATCTGAACACAACTCTATTGGTAATTTGACCATTAAAGTTTTGTTTGATGCTACGCTCAGCACCATTAGCAGGTACACCAATAACATTAACAGGAATTGATCTTCCTACCGATGCTGCGGTTCCCACAATATCAGCAGCGGCTGTTGTAACACCAGCAGCATTAACTTGTCTAATGCCAATGGTAGCACCAGCAGAAACATATACTAATTCATTATAGACAACATGGACTTCTCCAGTAGCACCAGTGGAAATACCAGAAGTACCACCTGCGCCAATGCTAACAGGGCTAGCATTATTAGGATCTGCAAAGAACACTGCAGTTGGAGTTGCAACAGCTAATCCTTTAGTATTTGCTCCACCACCAGCAGTTGTCAAGCCTGCAATATGAACAAGAATTTCATCATAGAAAGATGAAGATAGTCCACCATGAGTCTTAGTACCATAATTTCTATATACCCATCCCTGACCGTTTGCAAAACAGTTATGAGGTGTTCTATTTCTATCAGCTTCCGACAAATGCTTTGGTCTATTAAAAGAATTAGCAGAAGTTTCAGTAGTTGTTGAAATGCCCCAGAGAGCCATGTGCGTTACCCTATAAACGAATTTTTTGCTAAATGTATTTATAAAAAAGGAAGACCTTTACAAATAGGTCTTCCCAATTAGTTAAAAGTAAAATTAAGGAGTTAAATCTTTAGCACCTTTATTCTTTAATTGTCCTTGAACTTGTAAAAGAATGAGTGAAAGAATGCCGTTTGATTTTACCTTTGGGTTTGCTCCAAGTGCTTCCGAAACTGCAAAAAGAACAGTTGCGATAAGAGCCTGATTTGCTAAACACCAAGCGACGACTGCCGACATGATGACCTCCGTGTGAAGAGTATACTTTATTTAGAAATTATACCTTCAATGTTGAAGCTGGAGCTGTTGGATCAGTGATTTGAGGTTTTGGCATTGGTACTCTAGGAAGTCTTATGCCACCGCCAGGGCCTCCTTTTGGAAGTTCTCCAGGCTTTCCTGGTTTTGTTGGAGCCCCAGGTGCAGTTGGTTTTAGGGCTGGTGAAGATAAGGTTGCGGTTTTTGATCCTGGTTCCGCTAATTTATTAACCGAAACAATTGCACCAGTCTTTTGGTCTACCTTTACTTTAGTATCTGTCTTTGTTCCTGGTTTTGGTTGTTTTTTTGGTTCTGGTTTTGTTTCTGGTTTAACTGGTTTTTCTCCAGGTTTTGTTGGTTTTGGTGCAGGTTTTGTAGGGACTGGAGCTGGTGTTGGTTTTACTGGAACCAACGGAGCTGGAGTTGGTGGTTTAATTCCTGGTGCTGGTATTCTAACAGGCTCTGGAATTTTAAATGGTGCTGGAGTTCGTGTAAAGCCTCTAATTGCACTTCTTGCTAAAACACCAGCATATTCATTAATATCAATTAATTCTGCACCTAATTCTTCAGCTAACTTTTCAGCAGCTTCTTTTACTTCATGTGAACAACCACACTCGGACTCATCGGCATTCTTTTTCCTTTTTTTTTTATCTTCTCCCTCGTAGGAAGCGTGAGCTTTTCCTTCTACACTTTTTTGTGCTCTTGTGGCTTCTGCCAGATCTGGATTGTCAGATCTCCAATCAGAATATTCTTCCTTCTTTACTTTTTTCTTTTTCTTTTTAAAACTACCAGATACTTCTCCCTTCTCGTATCCAATTCCATCATCATCATCATCCCACCATCTTTTAGCCGCTTCATTTACATTTGATCCTGCTTCTTTTTTAGCAGTGCCGCCGCCGCCCTCAGCAGAACCAACAACAACTACAGTCTTATATCTTTTTCTGTAATCTTGTAATGCAGATGCAGGGATTTTTTTCTGGAAAACTGAGCCATCTTCTTTAGTAACTCTTACAAGAATCTTTGCTTCTTCTTGCAATTCAACTTCTTCGTTTGCCTTTTCTGCTTTTCTACGTGCTTGAAGAACTGCAGCAATTGCAGCCTTTCTCCTTTCTTCTTTGCTTCTACCAGCTAATCTTGAATCAGTTGATCCCTGAAAATCTCTAATCGCTGTTCCGATATCTGTCTTAGCAGTGATCTTCTCATCAATCTGCTCACCTTCATATTCTTCTTTTTTCATCGCCTCAATTTTTTTCTGTTGAATAGCATTTAATTGGTTATTCATTTCTTTAGCGCCTTTAACAAGTGGCGCTGCAGCAGCTGCAGTTCCAGCCATAAGACCAAGGCGAATAGCTTGAGCTGCCATTCCTTCGGTAGCAAATTCTTCTCCAACAATAGAAACACCCAATGAACGAGCAAGTCTTGCTTTTCTTTCAGGAGACATTTTGGAACGCTTTAGGTAAGCAATCACTGCATCCTTACCCATGTTCTTCATTTTGTTACGAAGATCATAAAGAGCTTGAGTTTCTTCAGAGTCATCACTTTTATGTTGACCATATTTTTCAGCAATATAGTCAGCATTAATTTGCTCTCTGTGTTCTTCAAATACCTGCTGCCAAGGATTAGACATATTCCTACGTTGGATTTTTACCTATTTTTATTTATTTATCTAGATAATTTCTCTACTATCAGTAATCCACGGTTTAAACAAATTTCCATCATCGGTCAAACAAATTAAATAATTTGTACCTCTTCTCATAATAGTTCCTATTTTTCCAGTAGAAACTTGCTCAATCAAACTACCTTCTTTAAACACCTCTCCTGCAATATAATGTTCTCTAATATTGTCTACTACAATTTCTGGAGAAGCACTCTTTACTTCGGAAATAAATTGTAAAAAAGTTTTCATTTTATATTTTTTAGAATTTGTTTTGGATTGGATTTAATGTATAACAACCCTGTTTGCTTTAGCTTGGTATATTTATTTTTTTGTTTTTTATTGGTTTTAATTAATTCATCCATAAATGCAGAAAAATAGAGATACAAATCAATCATTGCATCTCTATCATTTTTAAATGCTTTTTTTTCTGGTCTATACACATCTAGAAATTGATCTAAGATGGCAGACAGAACTGTAGGCATTTCAATACATTATTTCTTTTATTTATTAAAGATCATCTTCTGCTCTATTTTCCGAATAATAAGGATCAAAAGAACCACCAGGATAACGCTTCTCAAGTTTTTTTACATTACGAGCAATCACTTCATCAAAAGAAATTTCCAATGCAGTACATGCTTGAGCAACATACCACATAATATCACCCAGTTCAATGATAAGATGTTCCTTATTGTCCCCATTCCATGGCTTTCCCTGGAAAATCATTTTCTTAATGATCTCAAGAAACTCACCACCTTCGGCATTAATGCCAACACCAGCAGTAAGAAGACGCTCAATGTTAGCTCCTTGACGATCGAGTTCAACAATTCGATCAGAGAAGTCTACAAAATTAGTCGATGCATCACTAGTTACTGCACAAACAAATTCTTGATACTTGTTAAAATCAATATGCTTTTCCATGTGTTTAAAATTTAAAACTTTCAAATTTGTTTTTAGGTTGGGATTGATCTACATTATAATCCTCTTCTTGTCCACTGTCAAGTATGTCTTTTTGAGCACTCTGCTCAATATCATATAGACGCATTTTAGCTCTATCAACACCAATCAAAAACTTTCGATTTGCAGTTGGATCATTGTAACGATTCTTCAATTGTTTTACCAATATCTGTCCACGTTGTTCCAACTCTTCTGTGCTAATAAGAGCAAACATAAGATCGGCAGTAGCAGGCAACCCAAAGGATTCAGAAGTATCAGTAAGTTCAACATTAGAGCTATTATAACCTGAACGAGTGGTTTGGGTAGCGGTAACAATAGGAACATTATGCTCGACTGCAAGACCACGAAGCTCTTCAGCAATAGCCTTAACATAAGTGTAGCTATTAACAATACTACCCTTATATCTAGATGAAGCACAAATATTCAAATAGTCAATAAAGATAATGTCAGGTTTAAAACTTTTCTTCATGGTCAATTCACCTAGAAGAGTTTTAAAATGACCAACATGTGCAGAAGCTGTGGGGTATTCTTTAATAATTAATGTGCCCACACTTTTACTAATCAATCCATGAATCTTTTTCTCAAAAGATTGTTTGGGCAATTCTGCCAAATCTTTGATGTTAATATCTAAAAGGTTTGCGTCAATTCGTTCAGCAATTTTCTCTTCTGCCATCTCCATTGTAATGTAGAGAACGTTTCTCCCTTGGAGCAACACGGAGCTAGCCATATGGCACATGAATAAACTTTTGCCGACACCTGTACCAGCCAATACGACATTAAGAGTTTTATTAGGTAAACCGTCTTTGGTAATTTTGTTAAAATATTCAAGATCAAAGGAGATCTTGTCTTCTGATTTGTGATAAAAGTCATATCTTTGTTCAAAGTTTTTAATGTAATCGTGTCCAACGTTATGGTCAAAGGACACTCCCAATGCTTCACTAAGAATGTGCGGGATAGAATCTTTATTTTTCTTTCCGCTATCATCATCAACAATATGGACTGATTCCATAAGAGCAAGATAAATTGCTCTATCTTTGCACCATTTTTCTGTTGCTGATACTAACCAATCAAAGTCAGCTTCAGAATCATCGAATGAATTAATCATTACAATAGATTCTTTCAATTGATCTTCTGATAGATCCTTTCGATTAGAAATCTCAATATTCAAGACTTCTTTTGTTGCTAGTTTATTATAATTTGAAATAAAATTATAAATTTCTTCAAATATAATTTTCTCTACATATTCACCAAAATATTCGTGTTTGATAAACGGTACTACCTTTCTAGCATATTTTTCATTGTAAAGTAGATTTCTTAAAATTGTAAATTCAATTCGATCCATATTAAAGGTAATGGAGATAGGTGCTTAAAAGATACTTCTCGTTACTGATTGGTGGATTTCCTTTGTGTGGAAACATCCAGAGAGGGGGGAAGATCACCAGTTTACCAGCTTCAGGCTTAATTGTCAAATCAACAAACTCAGTTTCTCCACCCTCAGCTACATCATTTAAGTACCAAAAAAATGAAATAAATCGTCTGGATGTCATATAATCTTGAACATCTACATGGGTATCAAACATGTCATTGCCATCATTATTATATTTCTTAATTCGTAGTTGTTCAAAACCATGTTGGTGTTCTTTAGGAAAACAACGACGATCAATTAAAGCATAATAATGCAACAGATATTCATGCAAGTTAAACATAACTCGTCTGTGCAATTCTGCAACATCCTCACTATAATTAGTCGCTTCAGTTAAATTAAATTGTGTAAAATTTGGTTTTTTATAATTATCAATTCTTTCATGATAATCAGGATTGTTTTCAAATAACTGAATTAAGGTATTGCATAAATCTAATGGCAAAGCATTTTCATGTATTTGGATTAAATCATTAAGATTCACCATAAGAAAACTCCTTGCTAGCAATTTCATCAAGTGCTTGCATCACTTCTGGCGTAAAATATTTTTCAGGTTCTGCAAGGATTTGTTTTGCATAGATTTTTTTACCATCCATTTCATAACGCCCCGCAACATTCTTCCAGAGTCCGCCGAGTTCCCCGAGTTCCAGAAGACCATAATGGCGATCAAGACCACGCTCATCATAAAATAGACGGATTTCAACTTCCTGATTCTCCTTACTCAAACGCGACTTAGCAGTCTTTGCCTTGATAATGTTTCCAACGACTTCTGTTCCATCTTTTTCTTTCTTCTTTGAAAGATATATGATAGTAGAAGAGGCATACTTAAGACCACTGCCGCCACCCATTTCTTTAGTAGGAACGTAAGCACCGATGACATCGTAAGTGTGGTTGGTAACAATCATAGGAATGTTTGCCTGCCCCAACTTCAAAGTCAACATACGAAATGCACCTTTTATAAGCTGTGATTTAGTCATATCACGAACTTGCTTGTCATTCAGTGCATCAGTAATTTCTTTTTCAGTTGAAAGCATACCCAAAGAGTCTAATACAAACATACAAGGTTTGCGTTCTCCTTCAGGTTTTTTTAAGTACATGTCAACCGCTTTGAGTGCTTTACTGCGAAACTCTTCTACGGTGACAACATTAACCACGACAAGGCGTGATGTGTCAACGCCGCGTGATTCCAGGAGTGATTTTGTAATGGCAGCCTCAGTATCAAAGTAGAGACAATAACCATCGGGGTTAGTATCAAGAAAGTTCTTAACCACGGCGAGAGAGAAAAAAGTCTTTCCAGTAGAAGACTCTCCAGCAATAGCAGTAATCTTATTACCAGATACACCGCCAAATATACTACCTGAAACCAGTGCGTTAAAAATGTACGAACCCGTGTCAACATAAGTCTCAGTCTCATCAATATCAGATGCTAACTTAGTGTAGTCATCACCAATTTCTTTTACGATTTCTTTTAAAAAGTCCATAATAGTTTAAGCAAAAAAGTTTTCTAGTGAACCACGTTTTTCCGTTTTCCACCCAATACAATCTAAAATAGATTTTAGCGGATCAAGGAATGATTTGTCAAATTGCAAGCTATAGTCAATATAACTTTCAGAAACAATTTCTTTGGGAAATTGTTGAATAAACGATATTACGTTTTCTCTAATTGGATTTGCTTTTTTCAGAAAAATAAATTTAATTTTTTCTCCGTTATTAATTAGTGCATATTTGTTTGTAAGTTTATTGGTTCTAATGTAATAATTAAAAAGCAATGATCCTCTAACATGAATTGGTGTTGATTTTTTATAGATGCTATTTGATGATTTCCATTTTTCAGCATCAGATACAGTTCTTGGAAAAGCAATTTGATCAATTGGAAATGAAGAAAACTCTTTTCTAAAACCTTCAATAAATTTAATTACTTCCTCTTCAGTTGAAGTCATAATCAATTTAAGTGCTTCTTTAATTTTCGTTCTACATGCTGCTGGAGTAGAAGATTTAATTGCTTCCAATCCCATAATCTTTAATTTAGGTTCTTCATAACGAACACCTTCACTGTCCCAGACATTTAAAATGTAACGTTTTTTAGCAGTCCAAATACCACGATTAGCAATATTTTCACGCTTCATAAACATTTTCTGATCATAAGCATTCACATACTCAGCCAGTTCTTGATAACACTTTTCAATATAGGGTTCAAACTTTGTCTTACAAACTTTATCTAAGAAATTGACAACTGTTTGATCATCTGGGATCTTATCGGAAAAAACATTAGAAACAAAATCGCCAAGGTTTAAATAAACTGAATCAGTATCAACAGCAATAACATAATCTTTATTTTCTGTTTTCAAAACTTTATTCAGATAATCATTCAATTTATTTTCAATCCATCGAATTGAAACTTGTCCAGATAAGGTGATTGCTTCTGCATTCTCTAATTTATAATAACGAAAATATTCATTTCCAATAGCACCATAAGCAGAATTCAATTGAATCTTTCGTGCCATCTGGATATTGTTACAACGAGCAATCTCTTTTAACAAATTTTTATCTTTAGTTTTTTCATATTCTTTTTTGACTTCGATCATCTTTTTCTTATAGATGACACGATCTTCATAAATTTTGTCCATAAGATTTGGAAGAAATCCACGCTTAGTCGTGTCATAAAATGCACCGTTGGCACACAAAGTTTGACCACACAAATCCATCAAGTCCAATTCTTTATTCAAGATTTTATCAACAGTCGCAGATGAATGTCTGTGGGAAAGAAGTGTTTCGGGCGAGATGTTGTATTGCATAATAAGATGGGGATACAAGCTATTAAGATCAAAACTGACCACCCAATCATACTTCCCAGGAATTGGTTCCTTAACATAAGCACCTGCATACTGAGCATCTTTTTTACCATCCACCTTTGGGGGAATGACAATATCTTGTTTTTTCAAATAGTTATAAATGATGCTATCCCACATTTTTACTTGAGAAAAAACATCGGTGTAATTAACCTTAGCATCATATGCCATGGTAATTGCCAATTCAATTAACTTCATCTTGTCTTCCAAACGGTCAACAAGTTCTACGTCAACGATGTTGTACTCTACAAATTTCTGCCAATCTTGAGTATAAAAATCTTTAAAAGTTTCAAACTCAGAGTGATCAAGTTTCTTTTGTCCCAGTTCAACAAAAGCAATATGATCCAATCGATAAGATTCTTGGTTTGAATAAGTAAACTTCTTATACAAATCCAAATAGTCTAATACTGTAATACCACCAATATCATAAACAATATTTGATCTCCCATTAAGAGTGACTTCACCTCTAGTTAAAAGTCTCCATGGAGAAATTCTTCTGGCATCACGTTCGCCAAGTATACGATCAATACGACCACACAAATATGGTATATCATAAAAGGAACAATTCCATCCAGTAATAACTTCTGGATAATTATTTTCCCAATAAAAAAGAAATTTATTCAGAAGATCTTGTTCACCATCGCAAGGAATATAAGTTACATTCTCTTGTTTATTAATAAAAGGTTTAACTCCCCAAGTAATAATTTTTTTCGATGCATAATCTTGCATTGAAATGGTCAACAATTCTTCAGCACAATCTCTTACATTTGGGAATCCATTCTCGGATGCAACCTCAATGTCAATCGTGCTAATTTTAATTTTAGTGATATCAAATTTAATTTCATCTTCAGGATACTTGTCAGAAATATACTGATAGATGAAACGATTGTTTCCATAGATGTCAAAATTTTCAACATCTTCATATTTTCTATAAAACTCTCGACATTCCTTTACATAGCCAGGCTGAATTGCCTCGACATATTTTCCATCAAGAGTTTTATATTTTGTTGGTTTTTGAGATAGAACAAAAAGAGTTGGGCAATATTTTTCTCTGATTTGAAAATGATCCCCGTTTTCATAACCACGAACAAGAAATTCGTTTCCGATCAATTGAACATTAGTATAAAATCTCATTCAGTAGTCATTCTCACATACTTATCTAGTATGTTATCAGAAGGATCGTAAATTGTCAAGAACTTATCAGAAGACATTAGAATATCTGATTGTTTGCAATGTTTTGGAAACTTTGACAAATACTCACCATCCAGTTGATATGGATTGGTTAGTCTGCAATTAGGCATACCATAATCTGCTGTAATCTCTTCAATTTCAGAGATTATGTAAGTTCCATTTTCAAACAAAATACATTTGATTACACGATCTTCAATTTGTTTTGGCTCTTCTTCCAATTGCTCATTCATGTCAATCATTTCATAATCATCCATAATGTTCTCCTATAGTGAAAGTTCTTTTACTTGCTTAGATGTTATATAGTCTGAAAATTTAGTTAGATATCCATTGTTTCTCAACTCTTTAAAAACTAAATTTTCAAGAGAAAATTCTCCACCTTTTCTGATTGCTGCCTGACGCATCTGTCTAAGTTTTTCTTTCAAACGTTTCATTTCAATAATATCATTAGATTTGCCAGAAATAAACAAATCAATTTTATCCATTATATCTTTAGTTTTTTTCTTCAAAAGTTTAGTATCGACTTCTGGGTTTTCATACTTTGGCTGTGCTAACCATTTGTTATATTTTACAGAATAAACTCCCTGATTTGATGGTCGTTCTATTCCTTCTTCTTCAGCATATAATTCTACATCATGCCCATAAATTTTAATGTTGTGTGTTAAAGCCCAAAGTTGTTTTTTATCTCTCAAATAATCATCAATAAGATCAGGACAATCTGGTAATTTATTTTTATCAACAACTAAATGCAAATCAATATCAGAGTATTCTGTGTAATTATAATTAGCATTACCACCAACGATAATAACGTCTTTAATTGAATTGGAAGGTATGTTAGCAAAATCTGCCCATGCCTGTCCAATTCTAATCAACTTCATTTTGACTTCAGGCTTTAACTTATCACCAGCCCATATTTTTTGATTCAGTTGATCATGATATTTAAAAGTTATTTTTTGTTCTAGAAATAATTCTAAATTCATTCCCCTCCATCCCCGCCAGCACTAGATGACGATCTTTTAGCCATTGCTTTTCCAGCTGGTATTTGCTTTCCTTTTACATGATGTGATTTTGCCATTTTATATGAAATTACTTTCTCAATATTACCAACTGCCGATTCAATAAAATGCTGGAAGGTTTTCATTTTTATTTTTATTTATAGATAGTCCTTACGTTGATGATGCTCTGGAACTATCTTTCCAAGTACAACTCTGAGTAACCCATCTTCAAACGTGACTTCGCGGACTTCTGTGTCGTCGGATAGAGTCCACGCTCGTTTAAAACTTCTGCTAGCCACTCCCTTGTGGATAAACGTCCTATCCGATTCTGTATCCGCTTTTTGTCCCTCAACAAAAAGTTTTCCATACTCTGTGTATACATGAACCTCCTCCTTCTTAAATCCAGCAAGTGCAAGTTCTAAATGAGATTCGACATTATTTATTTGAATCAAATTATATGGTGGATAATTTGTCGTTGTTTCGTGTAGATTAAACATACGATCAAAATATTCATCCATCCCAATGCTATTGCGGGTGATTCGTTCCATCAAAGCAGGAAGATCCGCAGCAGTATACCTTGTGAGGTTAGTCATTATGGTAGCTCCTTTAAAAGCGAGTTTGTGTTTTGTGAACCCTTACGGCGTTCATTAATATTTATAGTACAAAAATAAAAAAGAGGTAAGGTGTAAACCGTACCTCTTTTAGGGTGTTCCGACTTTCGTAGAGACCGCACGAAAGGTCTCAAATATATTTATCTATTTTTTCACCAGTCATCCCACAATAAAGTTGTTTATGATCAAGAATGTCAAAACAACCAATTTTACTATAAGTAAGGTTTCCATGATTTAAATTATGTTTATGTAAATCATAACTTAAATTCTTTTTAAAAACCTCTATATTTCCATTAAAAGTATGTTTCATAAACTGTAAAGCTTTATCTTTAGTAGTTTCCCAAAATTTAGTATTATAAATCGACCCAAATTGATAATGATATGCTAAGGAAACTTGATAAACATACATTTGATAAAGATATTTGTGATTTAAATCAATACGAGAAAGGTCATTTAATTGATTTAAATAATTAGAAATTAAAATTGCACAATAATGGGTATAATACAAACTTAACGCTTGAAGTGGTTCAAGAAAAAATAACCTATTTCCATTTAATGCAATACGTTTATGTGTAATTAATTCTTTTGCATATCTAGGTTTCCAAGTAAAACTTGAACGTATGTCCTTATTAATTTTATTTTTTACTTCGTCATGTGTTATATAATCACTATTATAAAGATAACCACATTTAAAAATATTTTGTTTTGGAAATGGTAATCCAAATTGCCAACCATCTTCAGTTGCCATGTGCAGTGTATGCACAGGATCATAATCTAAATTATCTACAAATGTTACTGCAGAATCTACGGTTTTAAAAATTACATCTAGATAATTTTCTTCATCTTCCCATCCAGAGCAATTAATAACAAAATCAAAAAAATATTCATCCAATTTAACGCCAAAATCCTCTGGCGTTATAGAAATTACTTTTTGTGGTATGTAGTTGACAAGTTTTCTTTCACTCAACTCATTATGAATAAAATCATTAAATATTTTAGTTTCAAAATGATGTGCTGTTTTTGTTAAAAAATTA